ATGTCATTCGATGCGCGCGCCGCCAAGCTGCTGCCGGCAGGCCAACACTTTACCATTTCCGAGTGCCCAGGATTGCGTTTCGAAGCTACCGCAACGAAGCGATCCTGGATCTACCGCTACAAGAGCCCGGTCGACGGCAAGATGAAGCAAACGAAAATTGGCGAATGGCCGGTTGTATCGTTCGCGGCGGCTACCGTCGCATGGGAAAAGCTACGCCTGGCGCGCGCCGAAGGTGCAGATCCGAGCGCAAAGAAGCGTGCCGAGCGCGGCGAGAAGCGCGCGGCGGCGGCGGCGGAACGCGAGCGGGCCGCAATGGAAGTGGTCACCGTCGCCGATGTGTGCGACAACTACCTGGTCAAGTACATCGAGAAGAACCGGAGCGAGAAAGGTGCGGCTGAAGTCCGGCGTATGTTCGAAACCATGCTGGGCCAAACTGGCGAAGTGCGCGCAGCGGACGTGACTAGGTCGGTGGCCTTCGACTTGATCGAGTCGTTCGGCCACATTCCCGTCCAGGCGGCAAAGTTGCGGGCGGAAATCGGTGCAGCGTGGGACTATGCGCTCGATTCTGGCCGGCTTCCCGAGTCGGTGCCGAACTGGTGGCGCTTGATCATGCGCGGGAAATTGCGCAGCAAGGGCCGGATGATCCAGGGCGCAGCTGCCGGCGTGGTGAAGCGCGTTCTCAGCGAAGCCGAACTGGCCAAGCTCATTCCCTGGCTGCCGAACTTCTCTCGTATTGTCGAGGATGCGCTGACCTTGTACCTGTGGACGTGCGCCCGTGGATCGGAAATCATGGCCATGCACGCCGGCGAGATTTCGGAAGAAAGCGACGGCCTTTGGTGGACGGTTCCTAAGGACAAGACAAAGAACAGCTGGCGGGAGCATGCGACGGACTTTCGGGTGCCGCTGTTGGGGCGCGCCGAGCGCATCGTGCGGCGCCGGCTGGAGGTGGCCGAGGGTGGCTACCTGTTCCCTTCGAAGCATTGCGCATCGGGGCATGTCGAGCAAAAGAACGTTGCATCGCAGGTTTGGCTACATATGCCGTATTCGAAGACGCGGCCGGAATATGACCGACCGCGATTGCCGGTGGACCGCTGGGCGCCGCACGATCTGCGGCGCAGCTCGAGGACCCTGCTTGCGGCCCTCGGCTGCCCTGACGAGGTGGGCGAGGCAATCCTCGGCCACATGAAGCAGGGTATTACGGGCGTGTACAACCGCCATGCGTACGACAAGGAACGGCGCGAATGGCTCGCGCGGCTTGATCCGCATCTAGAACGTCTTGCGGAGAGCTGATACTTTCGTGCGTTGGGTTGCTATGTCGTAAGCCTGATGCGCTGATGTGTGTCATTATGCGCTTGCCAGCCTCCATCGCACAGCGTGACGCAGTGAGACGAGGTGAGACGTAATGTTACATTGTGTGAATATTGGCCGGCTGGGTCGTGGTAATATTGCCAGTTATCAAGTCCAGCTGGAAATAACAATGAATAAGAATGAGCTACTTCTTGAACAGGCTCGGATCGCGGCGTCCTTGCAAAAGGCAAAGTTGGCAACGTTCGATAACGTTGCGAAGATCGCCGGCGCAGTTTTAATCATCTACTTGGTAATGTCGGGGCTCAAAGAGATTTCGGCCGCAAACCCAGCGGGGATTTCTGCTCTTGCAGTACTGGTCAAGAATCTCAATATAAGCGGTATTCTCGGTTATGTTCTCGCGGCGGGATCAACCACCGCGTGGTACCTTGAGAGAAAGGGCAAAAAGCGAATTGTTGAAAAAGCGGCGAAAGCTAGGCACCGTCGCGAAGCAAATGACCCTTACCATCCTTCCAGTGGTTTAACTCACACTGGGGATACCCCAGAAAGCGCGGAGGTATAAATGGAACTAATTATTGCTGGAATCGGCATCCTTCTTATCAATCTCATGTGGAGAAAGATGCTCAAGCGATCGCTGTTGGATACTCATCGAGATAAGTTGTTTGACTTGCGAGACAACCTTCGCGCGACCTTCAGAAAAAATGATTGGGATATGAATTCCCCAATTTATCGACACGTGCGCGACTTGTTGAACGGCTACCTTCGCTATACCGAGCGATTCTCGTATAGCGAATTCAACTACATAGAGACTGCCGTTAAGCACAACAAAGATTTGCAGCGAGCGATGAAGGAGCGATTCGAGCGAAACTTCGTATGCGACTCAGTGGATCAGTCGAAGTACATTGCCGCTCTGCGTCACGAAGCGCGCCAGATAATGATGAGCTATATGCTCACAAGCTCGGGCTGGATGGTCTTGCTGATTGTGTTCTTCCTCCCAATCGTTGTGGTTGTTATGTTGTTGGGCGGCTTTATTCGCGCCCTCAAGGCAAGTGGCTTGTCGGTATTTACCAAGATGGTTGAGCTGCGGGAAGTGTGCACTTCGTTTGTGCGCCTGACTCTGGCTTTTATTGCTGCAGCAGTTTTAACCGAAGATTTGGTTGAAGAATACTCCTATCGGCAAGCGGCATATAGATAGGCTGGAATTTAGAAAAAAGGCCCGCAATTGCGGGCCTTTTTTTACGCTCACTCGCCTTTGATAACCTGAATTACTGCCCACTATTTTGACCTTGGCAGTCAGCCGATTGCTTAGGCCCTTTGCGGCCACCAGTATTTGGCGGAGGTGGAAGATCTGACACTGGCCGCTCCTCTGCCCAAGCCTCAACCTCGCGCACCAGCCAGCCGACGCGCTGTGCGGACAGCTTGCGAGGCGGTGGGAACTCACTCTGACGAACCATCTTTTGGATTGTCGCGGTCGATAACGTCAGCAGACTGGCCACCTCGGGCAAGTCCACGTACAGGCGGTTCATTGCTGCGCTCATTGAGTGATCTCCTGCGAAGACTGGTCAGCGCGAGTCAGGCGTTCAATCTCAAGCACAAGCCTTTCGATGTGATCGGCGGCTTCAATGTCGATATCTGGCGGCTTGATCATGCTTTGGCCGGCAACGGTGCGAAGTCGCCGCGCCAGGTCGCGGCTGGCCGCGGCGCGCGGCGAGGTGGTGCGGTGCTGTGCGAGGTACTGCCTTGACATGCTCAGTACGGCGGCGCGTTCGGCGTTGCGCTTGAGATCCTGGTCAATCACGCCGCGCTCCTTGAGGTCGGCCTTGGCGTGCAGCAGTGCCGCCATTGGAGCGAAGTGGTGCAGCGCGTTCAAAACTTCGCCTGCCGCGTGCAGTTCGCTCGCCAGGCTGGTGATGACCAGGTGCGCTGGCAATGGTTTGGCCGGCGCCACCGTAGTCGTATGGTTATTAAATGCGTTCATATGGTTTCTACTGATTGACTAGGTTAAGTGGTCGCCATCAACGTGATCAACGCACTGATGGCGGCAAGGATCGCGAACATGGTTAGGTCCAGAATCCGTTCATTGCGCATTGCTTAGGTCCTCGTTTGCGTCGGGAAGGGCCACGCCGCCGCTGGCTTCAGCTTCGGTGCTTGCTCTGGTTCCGGCACCAGTTCGCCACTCGCTTCGGCCTGGGCCGCGCGGTTCTTGCGCACTTTGATGACCGGGCCGGTCGTGTCGCCTTCCTGTGCCTGCGGTTTGCCCTTGAGGGTGATCGTCTTGCGTGGCGCCGGTGCGCTTTCTGCCTCATCGGTGCGGTTGGCAGGAGCTGCAGCTGGGGTTTGAACGTCCTTCTTATGCCAAGCCTTATCCTTGTAGAAGTAGCCGAGTGCGTTCGCAGCGGCCTCAGCGTTGCCGATATGGTGCGGAGCCTTGTCGATGATATGCGCGATGACAGCGGTCATATGTTCGATGTTCGCTGTAATCGCGGCGAGAACGTCTTCGGGGTTCTGTAGTGCGTCAATGTCGATGCCGGCGACAGCCAGGTCGGCAGGCGTGACGTCGACGCCTACCGTTTCCGCCATGGTCACAAGCGCTTGCTCGAATGGGGTCAGGTCCTCATCGAGGTTCCAAGTGTCGACAGTGAGGCTCTCCCCGATGAGTAGATCCATCAGCAGCAATTGGACGGTCGTCATGTCAGCTTGGTCGATGTAGGCGCACAGGCCTTCGTCGCTGCGGTCGTCGAAACGGTACAGGTCGCCGATCAAGTCGTCTGGCAGGCAGAATCCCTGGTCATCGAGAACGATTGCCTTGGTCAGTTCGCGCAGCATGTCCAGCGTAAGTCCGTCGGCTGCAAGGGAGCGCAGTTTGCGGTAGCGAGCGACGCGTTCTTGCGTCTGCGTCTTGCAGCGCTTCTGGCGTTCCTCGCGTTCCTTTGCCTCGCGGGCCGCTCTCTCTTGTTGTGCGGTCAGCTTCGCGTCTGCGCCGGCTGCATCCGCGCCGCGGCGATCGGCGCGGGCCTGTTCTGTTTCGCAGGCGCCTGCCTTTTCCAGGGCTGCTTGAATGTCTTCGCGGCGATAGAGCGCTTTGACACTGCCATTGTCTTCTTTGAGGTACTTCGCCGGCGTAGGCCAGCCTTCTGCCTCGATGTGCTTCTTGACCGTGCCGCCCATGCCGGTCGCCGGCGCCACGCGATCGAAAGCGCTCAGGTGGTGATCTTCGGTAACGAACGCTTCGTCGCGGTTCCAATTGCATGGGTACGCTTCGTCAGCTTCATCGCCTTCCAAAACCGGGATGCCCTTCTTGTTCGCGACCACAATGATTCGCTTGTAGTGCGCCGCCTTCTTCTCAGCGAAGCAATCAGGGTCAGTGCACACGTTTGCATTTTTTGCGTCCGGGTAAATCTCAGGTTGGTTGCCGGTGCGCTTTGGGCATTTCACACAGCTGCCGGCATTCGCCATCAGCTTCGCATCCTTGGTGTCGAAAACGGCTATGCCGAGGTCCAGCGTATAGCGCTGCGCGATATGTGTGGCTGCCTGGCGAACGGACATGGGCTCATTGCTGCCGTACTGCGGCGCCATGATCTCGCTCAGGGCTTTGTCCTGCAGCTCCGGTGTTGGAATGCGTGCGATCAGCAGGGCGGTCGACGCGGGGAAGCGCTGGATATCGTCCAGGAACAGTTCGCGCGCCTTGAGCGACAGCGCGCAAAGCTTCAGGCGCCCATACACGTACGAGCGGCTTTGCTTAACCTTGGCGGCTAGCTGGTCGGCGTTGTAGCCGTGCTTGAGCATTAGCTGTTCGAAGCCGATTGCCTCTTCCAGCGGGTGAGGGTTCTCACGCTGGATGTTTTCCAGGAGCTGAATCTCGGCTGCCTGCTTGTCCGTGAGGACTTTGATGCTGGCCGGCGCGTTGAGCAGGCCTGCCATGACGGCAGCGCGGAAGCGGCGCTCGCCGGCCACGATCTCAAAGATCTGCGGCGCGTCAGCGGTCGGCGTCACCGGGCGCATCAGGATCGGCTGCAGGATGCCGACTTCGGCGATGTTGTCCGCCAGCTGTTGCAGCGCCTCCGGGTTGAAGCGAGTGCGGTTGGTGTACGAAATGCGTACCAGGTGTAGAGGAATGTCGCGGTAGCCCTCGGTGACGAGTTCATCAACGACGATTACCTGGTCTGCGGGGGCCGGAACAACCGGCGGTGGAAGAACAACAAGTTTGCACATGGCGTGGGTCTCTCAGTTAATCGCGGTCGTTTGCCGCAAGGGATTTGAAATCGGTGGTGGGTAGGCGTCGTGCCGGGTGCTTGCGTGCAAAGGTGCGCAGCGCGCGACCAATGGTTGGATCTTTCAGTGCAGTTTCCAGCGGGTCGGCAACCTGCATGAAACGGTGCGCCGCGGCGAGCGAGCGCTGGTCGGGATCGGCTGGCGTAACAGTAATGCCGCAAGGCGTGTCGCCCTGGCGCTCCAGTTCTGCAGCGGCTGCGCCGGCGGCATTCGCTGCGCAGGTGCAGAATGTGGTCGTGCCGGTGCTAGTGCGCACCTTGACGTTGAACTCTTGCACCAGGTGGTCGTGAATGGCGAGCGCCTGGTGCAGGTCGTCGGCGGTGTCGCCTCGCTGGCCCGCGAAGCCAGCTTGTTCAAGCAGCTCAGTAACGTTGCTCGCGGCAGTACGCAACTTTGCCATGCTGATGATAAGCGCCGTCGCGTGATCGCTCAGCGAGGACTCCGGCGCGGACATGGTCGTGAAGGTGATCGGTGCGCTCATTTGCACACCTCGCGGGAGGGATGCGCGGAATTTTGTGCAGACGTCTGCACATCCGTCGGGCGGCTATTGGCGCGAGCAGCAAGGTAATCATGACCTTTCAAGCCGGCAAATGGATCTGGCTTGCATTCCACCATTCGAATTTGGCGACGGGTCGCTAAGTCGCTATACAGCGCGTGTACTTCATTACCATTTGAGTAAATCACTTACGCTCTCCGGTTGATTGGATAGCTGGATATTACTAAACGGTAATTTGATATGTCAATACTAAATGGTAATAAATGGTGATGAGTTGGGTAAAAATTTTTTGAACGGGCGAAAAAAAACCGGCAGGAAGCCGGTTTGTGTTGTTAGTTGGTTCGTTATTGCAAGTTACGAACGGCGTCCAAAATCTCCTTCGCCATGTCTTGAAGTGCTGAGGTTTGCTTGTGAACTTCGTTTAGGATTGGGTCGCCTGGTGGGGCTGATAGCCTGGCAATCATTTCAGCATTCAAGGAGCGTCCCTTCAGCTTTGCGGCTTCGAGCAGTTCTTGATGGAGTTCTTCGGGTAGGCGCAGCCCAGCTTTGATGGTTTTTTTTCGCGTGGTCATCACGCGATTTTTGCGCGTTTGTGTACAATGCTGTTGCAAATGCCTCCACTATGGAGGCACTTTTTTTGCGCAAAAAGCTGTACACGATCATTTACCCTAACGACAACTATGTTGCCGATAAGCTAGTTCTGGTAATTTTCGGCTATATTTCTGCCTTCACCAAACATCGTTCGAAGAAAAATGTTGACTACTTTGACGCAGGACCAGCGGCGTCTGCTTGATGCGTATTTGGCAACGTCTCCTGCTGCCAGAGCTGAAGTGCTTAAGATTGTAGAGGCAATGGCAGTGCGCCATCCAGTGCAACGCGTAGAGCTACGACTGGTAACCACCAAGTAGCGACGGATTTTTTTCCGCAACCTCAGCTGTTGTCATAATTGAGCTTTTGCCAAGCTCGGTCGCAAGTCTATAAGCGGTTAGCAGCTTCAATTCGTCCTCGTCAGCCCACACCAACGAAACGTTAGCCTTTGCTGCGGTTTTCGTGGGAATCGACACTAGCGCAGGTCGCACACCGGCGTCGCTGGTGCTTGCCATGTGATAAGGCATATCTGGCGAATCCATCCAGCCAACTGGCAGGCCTGCCTTTGTTTCGAGTTTTCGCGCCTTTTTTTCGCCGAATGACTTCGTTCGCAATAGGCCCGAGATCTCTCCCTGGTTCTCACCAGTATCTTCAACCATTTTTGCTTGCGAGTTGTCGTAGCGCTCACGAATCAACTGGCTGAGCCTCTGGCGGCGAATGTCTTGTATCTGCATATCTGCAATTCTGTACGGCGATTACCTTCTAGTAAATAACCAAATGGTGTTGACCTTTAGCATTACCATTTAGTAATATTGGGTGATGGAAAAATTACTAAAGTTTCTCAATGGTCTAGCAAAAGTTGAGCGGGCTTTGTTCTGCGGGGCTTGCGGGACCAGCGAACGCTACCTTCGAAAGGCTATCAGCATCCAGCAGCGATTGGGCGCCGATCTTTGCATAAACATCGAGCGCGAGTCGAAGCAGGCTGTGCGATGTGAGGACCTGAGGCCGGATGTTGATTGGGCCTACATACGACGGACCGATTGTCCATGATTAGGCCTGAGCCAGTTTCGTTTGGATTGACATGAGCTGGAGCCGAGCAGTTGAGCATAGAGAAATAGTAGTTGAGTGATTTGTTATCTGAAACCCAAGAGTGAAGGGGCAATACTGTGGAGTTGTTATCTGCGTACCAAGCAATGATTAAGGTCCATGGCTGGAATGGAACAGCTGCAACCCTGGGCATGACCAAGTCGGCCCTGGAGCAGCGTGTATATGAAGTGAAGGGCAGTGGCATGCGAGTAGATACCGCGCTGCTAATCCAAAATTACGCCGGAACAAAACACTTTGCGCAGGCGGTTGCACACGCCAGCGGCGGCGTCTTCTATGCTCTGCCAGAGGCGGGCGATCTGTCGGACGTCGATCTGCACGACAAGTTTCATGAGCTGTACGACGAACTGGGCGAGCTATCGCGCGAGTACACCTCGGCGAAAAAAGACGGCAAGATCGATACGCGTGAACGCGCGGTGTTGCAGATTATCGAGAACCGCATGCACACCACGATCCGTGAACTGATGTCGCTGATGTTCCTGATGCACTGCCCAATCCCGAATCCCGTAGCCATGGAGGTTGCGTAATGGCTAATCGTGATTTACCTCGCCGTGGCAGCCGCCAGGCCAACGCGCTTTCAGCTCTCCTCTCTCTCGGCGGCAAGGCTTCTGTTCATACCTTGTACCGAATCGGAGGCAAATCCATTTCGCGTCTCAACTTTGACGTAATCGTCATTGAGCAGCTGGTCTTCTACGGACTGGTCAAAAAGATCGAAGGCGAAGTGGAGTTGACCGAAGCGGGACGCGTTCATCTTGGTGTGGCGAAACCAGTGGAGGCATACGTCGGCAAGGTGCCCGAGCCCCGAGTTGGTATTGGCTTCAGGCCGTTGCGTGCACGCAGTCCCATGGTAATTCGAGAGGGTGCTTTTGATTACCGCGATATCCCGTCCGTAATGGCAGGCCATCGCATTCCATATCGCCCATGAAAGGGGCAGCATGAATTATTACCCGCATCACATTGGCGACTTCAACAGCGCGACGCGGCACTTGACGCGCCTTGAGCGCAGCATCTATCGCGATATGCTCGATTTGTATTACGAGAAGGAGTCGCCGCTGCCGGCCGATCCGCGTTTGCTTTTCAGGCGCCTCCTTGTCGTTACTCCCGAAGAGATTGCAGCCGCAGAGCAGGTGTTGGCAGACTTCTTTGAACTGACTGCGGATGGGTGGGTGAACAAGCGTTGCGCCAGTGAGATCGATGCATATCGCGCAAATCTCCGAGCAGCTAATGCTGGTGGGCGTTCAAAAGCCTGGACAGCAGTAGAGAAGCGCATCCGCGCGGACATTATGGCTGGTGACATTGTAAGTGCTGAGCGACTCCTGTCTGACTTCATCCAGAAGTATGGCGAAACGCCGGAAGCTGTAGCTCAAGGCGACGTGATCTCCAGTCTAATGAGGCCGCCACAGGCCGACTTTGATTTCGGCGCACTGGCCGGCGAGAAGGTACAAGTCACTGCCGCTGATTGTCCTGAGTTGGATCGCGATGCAAACGAGGTGCAACCGCGATCGAACCGAGGTGCAACCGCGGTGCAACCGCGATCGAACCGCGGTGCAACCGAGGTGCAACCGCGGTTCAACCAAGCTGAAGCCAACCAGAACCAGAACCAGAACCAGAACCAGAACCAAAACCAAGTTAACCCCCAGCACCAGCCAACTATGAGCGAAGGTAGCGCGCGCGGGGCTGTAGCGCTCAGCATCGAATTCCGCAAACACGGGGTGCTCACTCAGCCTGCCGACCCACGCCTGATCGAGATGGCGGCTCAGGGAATAACTGCTGCGACAGTTGCAGCAGCGTGCGAGGAGGGCAAGCGAAGCAAGGGTGAATCGCTCAGCCTTGGCTATGTGAATGCCATTCTGGCGCGCTGGTCACGTGAAGCTGCGGGAGTTTCCGTGGCGGGTGCGCGGGCGCCAAGGCAGGGGCATGCTGGCGGAGTCACGGCGGCGCGCATGGCAACGATTACAGGATTGACTGGAGGCGGCAATGATGGAGCCAACAATATCATCGACATTACCCCACCAAGCCCTGCCCATCAGCTGGGTTGAGTCATTGTTCAAGCGGATGCACTTCTCGTACGGGGCGCGTTTTGCGGACATGTGGGCAGGAGTCAATCCCGACGAGATGAAGCAGCACTGGGCCCAGCGCCTCGGGGAGTTATCGCGGTCTGAGCTGGCGACGGGTTATCGCATGCTGGAGTCTCGTGATTGGCCTCCTACGCTACCAGAGTTCATCAAGCTCTGTCGGCCAAACCTTGATCCTGAGCCGGCGTTTTACGAGGCCTTGGCGCAAGGCATCAAGCGGGAACGCGCAGACCCTCATGACCCTGATGTGTGGTCGCACCCAGCGATCTATTGGGCATGGGTAAAGATTGGCGCGTTTGCGATTGCGAACCAGGGATACGAAGCGCTGCGCCCGCGCTGGGTTGACGCATTGCGGCACTACGTCGAGCTGCCGGGGCTGGAGGCGGTCCCGGAAAAGCGTCAAGAGCTGCCGGCTCCGGGTAAAGCGAGGCTGCGGCCAGAGCGAGCGCGGGAGCTGCTGTCGCAGTTGAGGTTGAAGGGCATGCCGCAACGCGCGGGCGTTAGTGGGCAGACTGAATGGGCCAAAACGATTTTGGAAAAGTATGGGCGCGGCGAGTCGGTATGCATCGCGGCGATTGAAATGGCGGAAGAGGCACTGGGTCTGCGGACGTAGACGCATGCAACATCGAAAATGGGCGGAAAGGAATCGTTAATGGGTGCAGTGCTGTTGGTTGATGGAGTTACGTTTGTGGAGCAATCCGGGTTGCGCCTGGTGGGGCCAGTGCAGTCGCAAAAGTATGCGTCGTCGCATCTGGTGCCAAAGGCTAAGCAGGAGTTCCAGGCGCGCTTAGCAAACTGGCGCAAAGTGGTGAAGCGGTCAGTCGGCGCGGGCGGCGCGTCTCAGTATTGCGCTGGCTGGGCGAAGCTGTATGTCCATTTGCGTACGTCAGAGGCCGCGCCAGGAGACGAGCAATTGGCGGAAAAGATCAGGCCGTTGAGCCCGCTAGTGGCGAGCGATGAACTGGATGGTTGGTTAGTCGAGGCGGCATGGCGTACCTTGGGCGATGCAAATGAGCGCCAGGCGCTGAAGGCTCTGTACATCTACCAGTGGCCGGTGGATCAGGTTAGGCGCTTCTTGCGCGGCGTGCGCGGGCCGCACGTCCCCCTGGTTATTGCCAAGGCCGAGCGGAACCTGCAGGCGGTGCTCGAGAAATTGGGAAGCGTTGAGGTAATTCGCAACAATATCGCCTAAGGCTCTTGATAACTTCCTGGGGTTGCGGATACCATTCGATTTACAACTTGTCTGCCGGGGTGTCCCGAGCCTTCAGCCGAACCGGCGTCTCCTCATTGGAGACGTGCGTTCGACTGAAGTAAGTGTGAGAAACAGGCCCGCATATATGGGCCTATTTTTTTCACCATCACTTCGCTGTTAAGTCCCTTGCGATGGCATTGATCAAACCGCTAACGTAAGCGGCATCTTCGTCGGGATTCGACTTTATCGTCGGGCCGTTTAATTTCAAGGCGCCTGATTGAAGCGCAACTTTGACGATATCAATGGCTCGGTCATGCGCGGCGTGACTGTTGTAAATGCTCATTTCGATTTCTCATAAGTTAATGGAAATACGATCATAGCAGATGCAATTGCCGTAATTTTTGGCAGCTTATTTAATGGCCCTATCAGGTGGTTATACTATCTCTCCCTATATTTATTTGGAGTAGATCAATGGCGACGTTTGAAAAAGGCGTTGTAGTTAAGCTGAAGAGTGGCGGTCCAAAGATGACTGTTGTCGGCGTGGGGGACTATGGTCCAATTGGCCCAGAAGATGGCGTGCAATGTACTTGGTTCGATGAAAAGAATAAGCTGCAGTCGCAAACATTTGATGCAGCCGTCTTGGAATTGGTATAGCTCCAGCACTCGATCGAATCGTAGTCGCTAGTTGAAGTATTTAGCCGCCTAAAGGCGGCTAATTTTATGGGAGGTCCCATGTCGTTTGTTGGCGCAGTATTTTCGGCTGCCGATTTACTTCCGACTTATGCGCCGCCTAGCCTGCGTGAGGTAATGCCGGGTAACCGCGTAATGCTCCGTTCTGGCGGTCCAGAAATGATCGTGTGCGACGTTACCGCAACGGGAGCTGCTCAGTGCCAATGGATGGTTGATGGAAAGCTCCTGAACCAGGCGTTCCCACTCGAGTGCCTCACTTGTTTTGGCGCGAAGTAAGTTAGTCCCGTTGTAGGCTGGGCTGATCACATCGAATTCTCGACGACGAAAGGTGGGTGAGCTTGTCTCGATCCGCTCGATAGCGGGGGATACAAGCAGCGTTTCTTTCTTTGCCCGGCTAGTCCGGTTTTTTTATTCGTGCAGACGTCTGCACAGCTCCTGGAGGCGCTATGCCTGTTTCTGCCCCGCGCCCTTGTAGCCATCCGACATGCTCAGTCTTGGTGCGCGATGGCAGTGGCCGATGCCCTGCACATCCCCGCGCCGCGTGGACGAAGGTGACGCCGACCAAACGCATTACCGGGCGACGCCTGCAGGCCATGCGAGCAGCATTGTTCCAGCGTTCGCCTTTGTGCGCGGAGTGCAAGCGTCAGGGCCGAGTTACTGCTGCGACCCAGCGCGACCACATTATTCCATTGGCCGAAGGCGGTGCCGATGATGAGACCAACGAGCAGGCGCTGTGCGACCTGTGCCACGACGCCAAGAGCGCGACTGAGTCCAAGCGCGGGCGCTGGCAAAAGGGGCAGGGCGGGTCAAAAGTCTAGGCCGCCCCGCTGGAAACCGTCAGCCTAGCCAGATTTTTTCGCGGAACAAAAACTACCCCCTGGGGGTTTAAGCAGCTGGCCATCGGCGCCAGTGTCTCCTACATCAGGAAGCAAACACATGGATATGAAAACGAGTCTCGGCACGGCGCTCCCCGCCGTGGGGGCATCGGCCGTGCGCCCTGGTGGCGGTGATGTCACCTCGCCCGAACCGCCTCCAGTCATCGGCCTAAACGACGACGAGCGCGAAATTTACGAATACATCTGCGAATCGCTCCGCACTGCCGGCATTGAGCATCTGACTGCCGGCATGCCGATCGCAGTCATCGTCCGCACCTTCGTGGACTGGATTAAGGCTGCAAAAGAGTGCGACGAGAAGGGCCGATCGCAGACCTCGAAGACCGGTTGGTCGACGCCGACGCCATGGGCGGACGATGAAAAGCGCCTCAAAATGGAGCTGGGCCAATGGTTGCCGAAAGCATGTTTAACGATTCCTTCGCTGGCAAGGGTCCGCAAGGACACCGGCATCCAAGGGCAGCAGGACGACCTGTTCGCAAGTCTCGTAAACCACGCCACCAGCTCACCAAGAAAAAGCTAGATGAGCTGGTGCCGGCCCAGCTGGAAGAGTGGGACGAGCAGTACGGCCTGCCGGTTCTGCGCGGAGAAATCGTCACCGGGAAATATGTGTACCTGGCGGTGCTGCGTCACTACCAGGATCTGCGTGACGCGCACAAGCGAGGCTTCGTGTTCGTGCCAGCTCACGGCTGGCACATCATCCACTACATCGAACGGTTCTTTGTTCACATCAAGGGGCCGCTGGCCGGTAAGCCGATCCTGCTGGATCCCTGGCAGAAGTTCTGGACAGCAGTGCTGTACGGATGGCGGCGACAGTCCGACGGCATGCGGCGCTTCAGTCGCGCTTATGAAGAGGTCGCCCGTAAGAACGGCAAGTCCACCTGGAAAGGGCCACAAGGCGCCTACCTGTTCTCGATGGACGGGGAGACCGGCGCCGAAGTGTATGCGGTAGCAACGACGCGCAACCAGGCGATGACGGTGTTCAAGCCGGCATTCGACAACATCCGTCGCTGGGTGAAGCGCTCCGCCGGGGTGGCACGGTCGTTCAAGATCTTCGCGGGTATGAACCACGAGAAGGTGGAACTGGACGACAACTCGGTGTTCCTGCCGTTGCCGGCGAATGCCGAGAACCTGGACGGCCTGAACCCGTCCGCAATCCTGTTCGATGAATTGCACGCGCAGAAGCATCGCGATGTTTGGGATGTCATGGAGTCGGCCTTGGGCGCACGCGACCAGCCGCTGCTTTCGGCAATCACGACGGCGGGCTTCATCCTGGACGGAATTTGTACGGAGCAGCGCTCGTACCTGATCTCGATTCTGGAAGGCAAGCGCGTCGATGACACGTTCTTTGGCTACATCTACACGCTGGACCAGGAGGACGATCCGTTTGAGGAGCGCAACTGGATCAAGGCGAATCCTGGCCTGGGCAAGTCGAAATCGGTTGAATACCTGCGTACCCAGGCGAGGAAGGCCGCGGCGATGCCTGGCGCCAAGGTCAACTTCCTCACCAAGGACTTGAACATCTGGTGCAACAGCGCCGATGGCTGGTTCGACATGAACGTGTGGGATGTCGGTGGCAAGAAGTTCGATCCGCGCGTGCTGTTGGGACGCCGCTGCTTCGGTGGACTTGACCTTGGCTCGACGCGAGATCTTACTGCCTTCTCGCTGGTCTTCCCGCCAGACGAAGAGGGTGGTGAGTGGCACGTGCTGGTGTGGTTCTGGTGTCCGGAAGAGAAGATCGCCGCCCAGTCCGCCGATGACGCGGCCCCTTACGAGGCATGGCGCCGCGCGGGCTGGCTCACGGCGACCGAGGGCAACGTGACCGACTACGGGCCTGTGCGCGAACGCATCCTGCAGGCCGTGCGCGATTACGACATCGCCGAGATCGGCTTCGATCGCTGGAACGCGCTGCAGCTGGCGAACGAACTGCTCGATGCAGGCGTGCCGTTGGTCGAAGTGCCGCAGAACACAGGTGGTATGTATCCCGGCAGCAAGGCGCTTGAGCAGCTGGTGTATGGCAGGCGCTTGCGCCATGGTGGCAATTCAGTGTTGCGCTGGTGCGCTGGCAACACCGCATTGTTGTTTGACTCGAACGGCAACTTCAGGCCTGACAAAAAGAAGTCGAACGCCAACGGCCGAATTGACGGCATCGTAGCAACTGTGATGGCGCTTAGCCGCGCGTTTGCTGGCGACGAGCTGCAGGGCGACCTGGATGACTTCCTTAACTCACCGATACGGACATGAAACTTTTGAAATCCTTCCGCTCCATTTGGGGGCGCGGCGGCGCGTTGGCCGACAAGATCGGCTTGCAGGATGCGCTGCCGGGCAGTTCCCTGGTGCCAGATGCATCGCATGTCAACGTCGATGGCGCTTTGCAGGTCAGTACCGTGTGGGCATGCGTCGATCGCCGCGCGTCGACAGTGGCCAGCCTGCCTTGCTTCGTATACCGCCAAATGCCAAACGGTGAAAAGGTGTTGGCGCGCACGGAGCGGCTGTATCAGCTGCTGCATGATTCGCCCAACAATCGCATGACGCCCTTCGAGTTCTGGCGGGCGCTGATGATGAACCACGACTTGCGCGGTAATGGCTATGCCAGGATCGACCGGGATAACAATGGCGAGGCGCTTGCTCTGTGGCCAATGCCGGCGGACCAGGTTGAACAGAAGATCCTTCAGGATGGCACCGTGGTCTACGAATACACGCTCGGTGCAAACGTCGCGGTGTTGGCCGCAGAGAACGTGCTGCACTTGAAGAACCTGGGCAACGGAACGATCGGATTACGCAAGCTGGAGTTCATGCGGCCAACACTGGACGAGGCGGCAAAAGCGCAGACAGATGCCAGCAAGATCTTTGGCGCCGGTGGCAAGCCGACCGGCGTGCTGATGGTCGACAAGGTTCTGAATGATGCACAACGCGCTGCGGTGCGGCGGAACTTCGAAGGGTTGGGCGAAGGCAACGTAAATCGCCTACATGTACTCGAGGCGAACATGAAGTACCAACAGGTCACCATGTCGCCAGCCGAACAGCAGCTGCTGGAGACCAGGCGTTACGGCGTGGAGGAACTTTGCCGGTGGTTCGACGTCCCGCCAGTACTGGTCCATCACGCGAACGTGACCGCGTGGGGTTCCGGCATCGCGGAGATCCGGGAAGGCTGGTACATCTTCAGCCTGGCGCCGCTGATGGTCAGCCTTGCGCAGGCGATCCGCCGCTGTGTTCTGACGTCCCGGCAGCGCGCGGCACTCACCGTGGAGTTCTCGCTCGATGCCCTGCTACGCGCATCCCCGAAGGATCGCGCTGAGATCTATGCGAAACACGTGCAAAACGGCATTCAGTCTCGCTCTGAGGTGCGGCAGCTGGAGGGGTTGCCACCTCGACCCGAGGCCGACGTTTTGACCGCGCAGTCGAACCTGGTTCCACTGTCGATGCTGGGCCGGGTGCGTCCCGCCAGCGGCGGCAACGGCGACAACATTGCACAGTAAGGAGAATCAATGCTTTTGCGGAAAATGCTCAACCTGGATCTGGTTGATTTGAAAATGGAAGGCGAGAGCTGGAAGTTCGCCGGCTATGCATCGGTATTCGGTGGTGTCGACAGCTACGGCGACACCATTGTAAAAGGCGCGTTCGCATCGACCCTGCGCGCCGGCAAGCCGAAGATGTTCTTCAATCATGAGTGGCGCATGCCGATCGGCAAATGGACGCTTTCCAAGGAGGACGACCATGGCTTGTATGTGGAAGGCGAACTGACCGAAGGTCTGTCGCTGTCGTCAGATGTACGCGCTGCGATGCGGCATGGCACGCTGGACGGCCTGTCGATCGGTGGTTACGTCAACAAAGGAGACTACGACGAGACCGAAAACGGGCGTGTAATCCGAAAGTGGTCGAGCCTGATGGAGATCTCGCCGGTGGTCTTCCCGGCTGATGGTGCGGCGCGGATCAATCTGGAATCGGTCAAAAGCGAAGAATTTGACAAGGCGCTCGCCGAATGCGCGACTGAGCGCGAATTTGAACGGCTGCTGCGGGATGCAGGGCTGAGCAAGAAGGGGGCGTTGGCGGTCGCCTCCCGTGCAAAACAGATCTTCACCGGGCGGGATGCCGCGGCGAATGGTCTGGATGCAAAGACCGCTGGTGTAGTACTCGAGCGTCTTCAGCGCTTGGCGCAGTAGCTGTTCAACAATCCCTCTTGGCCACCTTCGGGTGGCATTTTTTTATCCTGAAAGGTAAATATGAAACGTAATGTATTCGGTATCCCGCTGCGCGCAGCGGTGCTGTTGGCGTTGGCTGTCTGTGCTGGCCTGGCGCAGGCCTGCGGTGTTGATGTGCAGGCGCTGATTGGCGGTCACGATGCGATGGGCGCCCTGGGCATGTCGACCGCCCTGCTGATGACCGGTGAGATCGACGCGCAAGGCATCATGAAGGCACTGGATGGCATCGAGGCTAAGATGACTAACCTGTCCGAGAAGGCGACGGAGGAGATCAAGAGTCTCGGTAAGGTCAGCACCGACACGAAAACGGCGCTGGATAACCTGGGTGTCGAACAGCGTTCCCTGGCCGACCGCTTGCTGCAGCTGGAACAAAAGTCGGCTGCAACCAAGGATGATGCGCCGGCAGACGAGAGCTATGGCACCCTGTTCACCAAGCACGCGAACTACGAACACTTCTGCAAGGCCGATGGCCGTCTCAAGACCCGCGTTGAGGTCAAGAATACCGTGACCAATACCGTCGGCAACACGTTCTCCGAGCGTCGCCCGTCGATCATCGAAGGCGCCTTCCGCGTGTTCACGCTGGAAGACCTGATGACGCGCATCCCGACGACCAGCAATGCGATCGACTGGGTGCGTGAAAACGTATTTACCAACGGCGCGGCGGAAACGACCGAAGGCACCGCAATGCCGCAGTCCTCGATCACCTTCTCGCCTGGCACCATGCCGGTTTCGACCGTAGCGCACTGGATCAAGATCTCGCGCCAGCTGGCGATGGACAATGCCGCGCTGGCCGCGTACATCAACCGTCGCATGGTCTACGGCGTGAACCTGCGCGTGGAAAACCAGCTGATCGCGGGCAACGGCGTGTCGCCGAACATCTCGGGCCTGACCGTTGCCGGCAACTTCGTGGCACACGGCTATACCGCTGCGTCGCTCAATGCCTTGGGTCTGGCGAACAACCGCTTTGACGTGATCGGCAAGATGATCGGCGACTGCGCGGCGTCGGACAACCCTGCCGAAGTGATCATCCTGAACACCGCTGACTGGTGGACCCTGCGCCTGGCCAAAGACAACACTGGCCGCTACTTGCTGGGCGACCCTGGCGCCAACGTCGTGCCGATGCTGTTCGGTCTGCCAGTCGTCGCCAGCACCGCAATGGCCGCTGGCAAGGTCTGGGTTGGTGCGCTGCGCCAAGCGGTGACCCTGCACTACCGCGAAGGCATCGCGCTGGACCTGTCCGATTCGGACGGTGACAACTTCACGAACGGCCTGGTCACGATCCGCGCCGAGCGCCGCCTGGCGCAAACCGTGGACAAGCCAGCTGGTTGCCGCTACGGCGACCTGGTACCGGCCTAATCGCTAACCGGTCCGGCCTGAAGTCGTGGGCCGGACCATTTGTGCAGACGTCTGCACAGGAGAGATGAATGAACCAGGTCAAAGTAAAGATTCTCAAAACTACGGTCACCGCGCAGTACGGCACTTTGGCCGAAGGGGCGCAATTGCGCACGTCGCCTGAATTTGCTTCGCATCTTGTGGATGACTGTGGCGCTGCCGAATACGTCATCGACGCAGCGGAGGGCGGCAAGACTCCGACGCCAGCAGAAAGCGAAGCTGATGCGGAGATCGCGGAAACGGTCGACGGTGTCGATGCGGTGGCGGAGGGCACTCGTGAAACGCCAGCGGAAGCCGAGGTTAAATCGGTGGGCGGTGACGCTGCTGCCGAAGTCCAGGCGCAGGTGGACAATACGGCGCTCATTGCTGAAGGGGACGAGGAGAAATCTGTCCCCGAGAATGCAGGCGCTGAAGTCAAAGCGCCGGCAGTACCGAAGCGCTCGGCCCGGAAGGCACCAGCGGGGGCCAAATGACGTTCGTGCGAACTGCGGCGCCAACCGTTTTGCCCGTCGACGTTCGCGCTGCGGCAGACAATATGGGCGTGGACGGCACCGAGCTGGATGCGCGTATCGAAGGTTGGCTGAGGGGTATTACCGCCACACTGGAGCGTCGCATTGGGCAATGCCTGATGCGCCAGCGCTGGGAGGGCGCCTTTGCCGGCTTCTTGCCTGAATTCCGGTTGCCGCATCCAGTCCTGGAAGTCGAGAAGGTCGAGTACGTCGATACTGGTGGCACGCTGTGCCAGCTGACGGCCACTGACTACCGCCTGGTGCGGGGCGAGTACGACACCTACCTTCGGCCTGCAATTGGGCGGCAATGGCCCGCGTCGCTGCTGGCTGACGGCGCAGTGAACATTGTCGTGTCGTGCGGCTATGGCGACGATCCGTCGAAAACCCCTGACGACCTGAGGCTTTACCTGCTCGCGAAACTTGGCGAGCAATTCGATCCTGCAACGGGATCGGAGCGCGAAAACGTTCACACGTCGTTCGTGGAGAGCTTACTGGACCCATACCGGAGGTTCAATTGATGACCCTTGCGAAGGAATTGAACAAGCGCATCACGATCCAGCGGAAGTCGCATACGAAGGATTCCTTTGGCGGCAATGTGGAAAGTTGGACCAATGTGGGGAACGTATGGGCCGGCGTAGCTCCGGTGTCATTGACCAGGCGTCGACAAACGAAGCAGGGTGGCGAAGAGTCCGTAACCTCGATTCCGATCAAGGTTCGCTTCGGCGTTGACGTCGCGATCGACGATCGCATTCTGTTTCGTGGAGCAACGTATGAGGTAAAGCAGATCGAGAACCCAGGGTTCGCAAACCGCGTTCTGGTCCTGACCTGCGAATCCCTTCCGCTTGGTGCGATCTGATGGCCAGCGGGATCCAGGGGATTGCCGAGCTGCGCAACGCCTTCCAGGGAGTAGGCGAAGACATGCGGCTGCGAACTTCTCGGGTGATGGTCGCTGCAGCCGGTGGCGTGCTACGCAAGGAGGCACGCGCGCTGGCGCAAGCGCAAGGGCTGCGGCTCACTGGCGCGCTGATCCAGAACATCGTGATCAAGCGCGACAAATCGCCGGATGGCGTAACGCAGTACAACCTGGGCGTGCGACACGGGCGTGCTTTGGGGAAGAAGGCGGAGAAGAAGCTGGTCATTGGGAAAAATGGCCGGGTTACCAGCGTGTATGTCAACGATCCGTTCTACTGGTGGTTCCTTGAGAAAGGTCGCAACGTATACCAGGGAAATGGCAGGCGTAAGCGTGGTGCAGTAGTGCGCCGCGTCGAGGCCACGCCATTCATTGCGCCTGCTTTGGACAACCGCCAGCAGGAGGCGATCGATGCCATGGCGCGGCGCCTCGAGACTGCGATCAGAAAGGCTAACAGCAAATGACCATTGACGAAATCGTCTACGCCGCGCTCTCGGCGGTGCTGCCTAACACGCATTCGGTAGAGCTTCCCGAGCGCCCGACTTGGCCCGCTCTGGTGTTCGAGATCAACTCGACGCCAGAAGACGGCTGGGTGATGGCTGGGGGCTACGACCAACACGAAGTCATGGTCAGTACTCTCGCGCGTAGTAAGCGCGAGATCAACGACCTGAAAGCGCGAACCGAAGCTGCCCTGGAAGTGCTGGATGCTTACCTTGGCCTTGAACACCAAGGTGACGTCGAATATCAGGGGGAGGCTGACGTGTATGCCTATGTGCAGAATTTCCGGCTACGAACGCGGCGTTAGAAATCGAAACACTGAACTGGCCCGATCGCGGGCCCTTTTTATTGGAAGGAAACAAAGTGAGCAAACGACTTTCCCCAGCCGTCGACGAGGCGGGCCAAGGCCGTGCAGCACAAGCGGTGACGAATGCCGCAGTGCTGCCGGATCCCTATGCGGGCCTGGGCGGTACCTATCTGGTTGACCCGCAGACCGGGTTGCGCGTGCCGTCGGAAGAAACCTTGATTCATCACCAAAACCACGGAAAGGACAACAATGGCCAAGAAGTCGCGTAATGCTGTACTGCTGGTAAAACTTCAGCCAGTAGCAGGTACTGATGCTGTGCCGACAGGCGCGGCGAACGCCATCATGGCGATGAACATTTCCGCGCAGCCGGTCTCGGCGGAGTTTGCCAAGCGCAACAACATCAAGCCATACCTGGGCAACATGGGCAGCGTGCCGGTCGCCATCCACGCCGAGATCAACTTTGACGTTGAACTGGCTGGCGCCGGCGCCGCTGGTACCGCGCCAAAATACGGTCCGCTGCTGCGCGGTTGTGCCTTCAGTGAAACCGTCACTGCCGGCACAAGCGTCATTTACGCTCCGGTCTCCACTGCCCTGGAATTCGTGACGCTGTACTACAACCTGGATGGCATCCTGTACAAGATGACTGATGCCAAGGGGACCGTCAGCTTCGAGCTGAACGCCAAAGGTATCCCGGTAATGAAGTTCAAGTTCATCGGCTTGTACAGCACGCCGACGGATACGGCGATGCCGGCTGGCGTGGACTACTCTGGCTTCAAGGATCCGGTCGCGGTCAACAAGGCCAACACGCCAACAGCATCGTTGCACGGTATTGCTGGCCGCGTGCAGACCATCAGCGTGGACATGGCGAACCAGCTGGTGTACCGCAACCTGATCGGCTCCGAAAGTATTGAAATCACGGATCGCGAACCGAGCGGGTCGTTCGTCATGGAGCTCGATACTGTAGCGACCAAAGACTGGTACTCCACGATCCGTGATGGCGTCCTCGGCGTGCTGTCGGTGATTCACGGAAAAACCGCCGGCAACATCGTCGAACTCGCCGCGCCTAAGGTGCAAGTGCTGGATCCGTCGTTCAATGACAGCGATGGCATTGTCATGCTCACGACGAAGTTGGATATCCAGCCCAACACCGGAAACGACGAGTTCACGCTCACTGTTCGTTAAGTCGACCTCAAGTACCCCTACCAGGGCCCGTGCAGCGGGCCCTTTTATTTATCAAGACAAGGATTACACACCATGGCATTCAAACTCGCACTAACCCCAACCTACCGTACCAAAGTCACCGTGGAAATTCCTAACGAGGCGGGCCGCATCGAGAAGTCTGACTTCACGGTCGAATTCAAACGCGTGAATATGGACCGCGTGGAGGAGCTGCGCAAGCTGCCACAACTCGATGTGCTGCGTGACGTCGTCGCTGGCTTCTCCGGTCTGTTTGACGAAACCGGCAGCGAGGTCACCTTCAACCAGGCGCACCTTGACGCGCTGCTGGCGATCCCGCATGCCTTGTTCGCTATGGCTGACGCGTTCTGGACTTCGATCTACAAGGCGAAAGAAAAAAACTAACCGCGGCGGCGCGGTATTGGGCGGGCGAGCGGCCTTCCGTTCCGCAGGTTGATGCCGACGTTGTCGCGCAACTTAAGGCGCTGGGAGCGCCGGATGACGTCGTTGCGAAGGCCGAGGTGTCGGCATCTGCCGCCGCCGCGCAGGATGTTGACTTCCTTGTGTTCGAGGACAACTGGCAGGCGGTATGCACATTCTGCGCCTTGGCTACTCAGTGGAAGCTGGTCGCCGGCGCCGCCGATCTCCTCTACGTTGGGCTCGACTATGGCGCCATCGAAATGGTGTTCCGCCTCGAGCAGGTACCTGCTGCCGATTGGCGCGCGCTGTTCCATGACCTGCGGTTAATGGAGCGCGAAGCGTTGCCGCTCCTGAACGAGCGCTCGTGATTTATTCTTCTCGCCCGTCATGGGCACAGTTTGCATCGGAGTATCCATGTCTGCACTCGGTTCGTTGGTAGTTAAGCTCGCGCTGGAATATGCGGAATATACAAAGGGCCTGGATAAGTCTGACCAGGCCGCATTGCAATTTGCGGAACGTACGCAAAAGCACTTTGACACGGCTTCGCAGGCTGGCAATGAGTTTATGGGTGGTCTGGTCAAGGGGGCGATTGGCGCTGTCGCCGCCCTAGCGTCTGTGGGCGCGGCGATGGAGTCGCTTAATCATGCGGTTGACCGACTCGCCACTCTGGATGATCTGACGCAAAAGACGGGCGCATCGGTTGAAAACCTGTCGCGCATGCAGCAGGTCGCCAGTGCATTCGGCCATGATTTCGGCGGCGTCGACGCTGCCTTGTCCAAGCTGGCTAAGGGCATGGCAGGTGTCGATGATGATAGCAATAAGGTCAACAAGGCCTTGCATGCGCTTGGCATTTCTGCCAAGGATTCTGCCGGCAAGATGCGCGACCCATCGGAGGTCTTCATTGAGGCCTCCAAGAAGCTGGCAACCTATGGCGACAGTGCAACCAAGACGCGCCTGGTCAACGACCTGCTCGGGAAGTCGGGGGCGGATCTTCTGCCGTACATGAACGATGTTTCGGAGAGCCTTGACAAGTTCCAGGGCTTTAGCGCGGAAGCAGCGGCGAACGCAGCAAAGTTCCAGGACCAGTTTGGAATGATGCGCGCGAAGTTCGAGGCCTTCGTGACACAAATTGCGACCGGTATGCTGCCGGCCATGAATGACTTGGTCGAGGTTTTCACTGAATCAGCCAGCAAGGCTGACGGTCTGTCCACCACGAAAGTTGCTGATTGGGCAGACGATGCTGCGGTAGGGTTTGCAAGATTGGTTGACGTGGCTTTGCTGATCCCACGCATTCTCTCGGCCATCAGTGGAAGCTTTAAAGTTGTGTGGGCAGACATGAAGTTGATCACGGAAATCGGTGACAACCTGAGTCCACTCAATGTGGCCCGCAAGGTCGCTGCGGGCGGTGACCCGCTCGGCGACGTGCGTAAGGCGTGGGCGGAGCATCAATCCCAGCTGGAAGCCGCAAACCAAAAATACGACGACCTCTGGAACAAGCCTGCAAATGAGTATGAGCAGGCCATGCTCAAGAAGCTCGCCGATCGTAAGGCGGCGGAGGCAGGCGGCGCTCAAGATGAAAAGAAGGGCGAACTGAAGTATCAAGCCGGCGGCGGTAGTGGCGATGACAAGAGCGACTATGACCATCTGAACAAGTCTTTGCAGCAGCGCATTGCGCTGGCCGAGCGCGAGATCGCAGTTGGCAAGGCCCTGAAAGAATCAGAAAAGGAACTTGCGGCCTTGATGCGTGGTCGTGCGGAGGGGACCGTTAAGTTGACGGACGCAGAGTTCGACAAGCTGAAGGCTGGTATTGCTACGCTGGACGTCGACCAGCGGATCATCGCAGGCCGGCAAAACATCGAAGCCCTGAACAAGAAGCTGCAGGACGATAGCCGTAAGGCTGTGGACGATGCGATCCATGAGGCTGAGCGCAACGAAAAGCTCGCCGAAACGATCGGGCTGACGACCGCTGAAATTGAGGCGGCCGGCCTGGCACGTGCGGAGGAGCAGCTGGCCCAACGCGCTACGCTTGGCCTGACCAAAGACGAGATCGACGCGCTGGAGCGACTCATCGCGGCAAAGCGACGCAGCAGTGCTGCCGCATCGCGCGTGGATGAGGTGAAGGACGCGAAGAAGGGGCTAGACGATGTGAATGCGTTTCTTGACCCAGCGAAGGCCAAGAGCTTTGGGGAGGCATTGAGGAACGCATTTGGTGCGGCTGGAGGCGAGATCGCGAAGTTGACCGGCGCCATGGACGACTACGGCCAGCGCCAGGCGGCAATTGCGAAGCAACGTGGCAATGCCGCCAAGGCGTACCTGAATGGTCTGATGACCGAGAAGGAATACCAAAAAGATATTGCTGCGCTGAATGCTGCGGAGACCAAGAGCCGGCTGGCCGGTTACGGCGACATGGCAGGGGCTGCGGCAGGGTTCTTTGGCGAACAAAGCAAGGGCTACCAGGTTTTGATGGCGGTGTCGAAAGTCTTCCACGCTGCCGAACTGGCCATGACTATGGCTGAACTGGTGCCAAAGGGCATTGCTGCTGTTCTGAACCAAGGCACCGGTGACCCATACACCGCATTCGGGCGTATGGCAGCTATGGCCGCGATCGTCGCAGGCCTGGGGGTCGCGATCGGCGGAGTGGGCGGTGGCGGTGGTGGTCAGGTCTCGGCGAAGGATCGTCAGGCTGCGCAGGGGACCGGGTCTGTACTCGGAGATAGCAAGGCTAAGTCGGATTCGATCGCAAAGTCCCTCGATATCGTTGCCAGCAATTCGGGCATTGAATTGAGTCATACGTCCGGAATGCTGGATGCACTGCGCGGCATCGAGAGCAACATTGCCGGGCTGGTCAATGTGCTGGCTCGGAATGGTTCGCTTTCGGGTGACGTTACACCGGGATCAAAGGCCGGCGCAGATAGCTTTGGCAACTCCACAATGGGTGTATTGAACACCGGCGGGCCGTTCGGGCTCTTGCTTGACAAGGTCACAGGCGGAGCGGTGGGGAATATTACCGGGAAGATCCTTGGGTCGATTTTTGGCGGCAAAGTTTCGACGCTCGATACGGGCCTGACTGCCGATTCTGCGTCGTTGGGAAGCGTTCTGGCCGGCGGGCTGAAAGCGCGTCAATACACCGAAACGAAGAAAAGTGGTGGCTGGTTCCACAGCGATAAGTACAGCACCACGACCGCCGCCCTCGGCAAGGAGGCGAACGACCAGTTCACTAAAGTGATCACTGGCATGGCGGGAAGTATCCAGGAGGCTGGCAAGCTGCTTGGTATCGATGGAGACGCATTTACCAATCACTTGAAGTCATTCGTTGTCGAAGTCGGCAAGATCTCTATCAAGGATCTAAAGCCAGAGGAGATTCAGAAGCAGCTGGAGGCGGTGTTCTCCAAATTGGGCGACGACATGGCGCGCTTCAGCGTGGGCGGTCTGGAGCAATTCCAGGAAGTTGGGGAAGGTTACCTCCAGACGCTTGCGCGGGTCGCGTCAAACTACGCGAACCTGGATTCCGTCTTGGCGTCGATTGGCGCGACTTTTGGGTCCGTGGGGATGGAAAGCCTGGTAGCACGTGAGCGATTCCTGCAGCTCACTGGTGGCGTTAAGGATCTGAACGACAAGACCAAATCGTTCGCTGAAAAGTTCCTGACTGAAGCTGAGCGCCTGGCGCCAGTACAAAAATGGGTCGATCAGCAAATGGCTGCCTTGGGTCTGGCGAACGTCACTACGATGGAGCAGTACAAGCAGACGGTCCTGAACTTGGCGAACTCCGGTGCGTTGGCGACGGAAGCGGGCGCGAAGCAATATGCCGGCCTACTGGATCTGGCCGATGCGTTTGCAAAGACGCATGAGCAGACGAAGGTGCTGGTTCGCGATGAGAAGGACATTGCTAACGAGCGCGCGGATCTGCAATCGCAGCTGGATGACCTGACGTTGAACTCCACGCAGTTGCTTGCGCGGCAGCGTGATGCGTTAGACGCAAGCAATCGTTCGCTGTTTGATCAAGTTCAGGCGGCCAAGGCCGTTCGCGATGCCCAGGAACAGGCGAAGTCAAGTCTCGGCAGTTTCATCAGCAAGATGGAATCTTTCGCTGCCACGACGGCGGGGCTCAACAACAGTCTCGCTTTGGGTGGTCTGTCGAATCTCACGCCTGAACAGCAATATGCCGAGGCGCGGCGTCAGTTCGAAAGGACACGCCAGTTGGCTGCTGTAGGTGACGCGAACGCGCAAGGGCAGTTGGGGGCTGTGGAGCAAGCGTTCCTTCAGCTTTCGCAAAAGATCAACGGCAGCGATGCGCAGTACTCGTCAGATCTGGCTGCGGTGATGCGCACTAACGATGAGTTTTCCCAATGGGCAAACGAATCGGTCGACGTGGCGAAAGCCAGCTTGGACGCGCTCAGCGACTCGGCGGCTAGCCTCGCCGACATCAGCGCGATGCTGAAGGAGATCGCACTGACCGGAGCTACCCAGTCAGTGCTCAATGCCCGTGCAGAAGTGCAGACGTCTGCACAAGCTTCCAGCGCTATCAACTATTCAGCCATGGGAACGAGCAACATGATTCCCCTGGTCGATGAGATCAAGGCGTTGCGCGCTTCGAATGAGGCGATGGCCGCTGAACTGAAGGGCCTGCGCTCTGACCAGCAGAAGCAGACGGGAGATCTGATTACAGCTGGCGCCGGCGCCGCGCAGCACGCTGCAGAAACAGTGGTGGAGGGCGTCCGTCAGGCAGTGACTGATAGCGCGTACGCTCAGGCCAATTCGGTGAGGACTATTTCTTGATCAATGATGCACAATTCTTAGCCTGGTTGGCGGACTCGGGAGCGCAGCGTGTGACGTTGTTCGAAGTCGGCGTGAAAAGCGCCGGCGTCGACATTGTGCGCTACTTGTCGACCAAGGCCTACACCGCTTCGGCCAACACACCGTATCAGGCCGTCGTTGCCGTGGGTCTGAAGGTGACGGAATCGATATCACCCGATTCGGCAGCGAGCCTGTCGGCGGGCGATATCGAAATTCACAATGCCGACGGTGCGCGTGACAGCTGGCTGGACGACATTTGGGTCAATCAGCCGGTGAATGCCTATGTTGGCGATGTGCGCTGGGACCGGGCGGACTTCCGCCAGGTGTTCAGCGGAGTCATTGTTGACATCGGCTGCAAGTCGCGCGATCGCCTGAGCCTTCGCCTGGTCAATAAGCTTGAACGTCTGAATACCCCGGTGACGGATGTCAAGATTGGCGGCAATGCGACCAATCCTGATGCCCTGGTGCCGGTACTCCTGGGCGAATGTCACAACATCAGCCCGGTACAAACCAACCCGGTATCGTTGGAATACGCCTTCGGCGATGGCTCCAATGAAGCCGTTGCTGAGGTGCGCACGGAAGGCAAGCCGCGCGGTGCCGTGACGGTGACGCCGAACACTGGCCGATTGGTATTCAACGAGGGCGTCGGCCCGGGCGTCGTTACCTGCGATGCACAAGGCGTCAAGTACAACGGCAGTTACGTAAACACGATCTCGCAACTGGTGCAATACCTGGTGACGCAACGCGGTAAGGCGGCTACCAGGTTCACTGCGGCCGATCTCGATGCTGTGCAACTGGCCGCCTTTGATGCAGCAAATCCGCAGCCGGTCGGCCTGTACCTGACCGATCGGACGAACGTCCTTGTCGCCTGTCAGCAATTGGCGAGCAGCGTCGGTGCCCAGTTGGTTCCTTCGATGACTGGCAAGCTGCGCCTCATCCAGTTTGCCCTCCCTGCTGCTGCTACGGCGGAGATCCTTCCATCGCAGCAGCTGGACCGCAGCATCACGATCGTACGCCGCACGGAAGTCGCCGCGTCGGTCAAGGTGGGCTACTGCCGGAATTGGACTCCGCAGGACAAGCTGCAGACGTCGCTGCCTGATGCGCACAAGACGCTCTATGCGCAGCAATGGCTGTCGGTTACAGCTGTCGACGCGGGGGTGCAAGCGACTTACAAACTTGACGCGGAGCCGGTGCAGATTGATACCTGCCTGCTGCGCAAGGTCGATGGCCAGGCTGAAGCGAACCGGCGCTTGGCGATCGTCAAGGTGCCGCGCACGACGTACCGATTCGACGCGACGCCGGCACACTTGATGCTCGAGCTTGGCCAGGCTGTGAAGCTCTTCAGTAATCGTTTTGGACTGGCTGCAGGCAAGGTTGGCCAGCTGACTTCTCGCACAGCCGACTGGGACACACTTCGTTCTACTTTGGAGGTAACCGTCTAATGGCGGCATTCGTTAACGACCGAACCGTGTTGATCATGGCCGCCAATCCGCGCTATGCGCCGCCGACGGATCGCGGAATGTTCCTCACACCGGCATCGGCTGTATTCAAGGTGGCTTCAGACGGTCAGAGCGCATCGCCGGGGTCATGTACCTTCAAGGCGACGTTGCTGAATATGTCCGGCGCAGTTGCCTGGAGCTGCAGCGCCGGCATCACGCTAACTACGAATGGCAACGAGGTCACGGTTACCTACGCGAACTTCGCGGCAGTCTCCGGAACGGTCACCGCAACTCTTACAGTCGATGGCGTGCAGTTCACCCAAACCGCTACGTTGTCCAAGGTGGCCGATGGCGTCAATGGCACCAATGGCGCACCCGGCGCACCAGGAACCCCTGGCGCAGCGGGAGCGCGAGGCAACGTGGACATCGCAGCCATCACGACCGGAAACGTCTGGTCCGATACGGAGGCCGCTGCGGCGCTGAGCGCAGCCGGGTACGGTGCCCCAAAGTCGCGCGACATGGTCACGCTGTATAAGGCTGACCGCACGTTTAGCGTGCAGAAGATGTACAGCGGATCGGCCTGGGTCACGGTGGACTACGTCTACAACGGCAACATCTTCGTCAAGGGGTCGATCTTGCCTGAGGCTATTGACACGCGCAACCTGACTGTGAAGGATGCCGCCGGCAATGTCATTTTTGGCGCAGGGACCAATCTCGATAAGTCGCGTGTCAACGCCAATTTTGGGTCAAACCTGTTATACAACGGCGACTTCAGTCTCGTAATGGACGGGTGGACAGGGCCATCAGGTAACGGTCCTACTGTCGCCGCATCGGGGATCAACTTGGGCGGTTGGTGGCCTTCGTATAGCCAGGGCAAGCCAGGCGCCAACGTGATGTGGTCATGCCAAGGCAACACAGTCACGAATAGCTCTGTCAGTGATGGAAGTTATTACTACGAGTACATCGGCTATCAAATTCCGATTGAGGCGGGTAAGACATACGTTGTGAGCGCCTACACTGGCGCGCACCGCTGTGTTGTGAACGTGTTCCTGTATTTCTACAACAGCGCGGATCAAGTGATTGGCGTGACCTCTGGCGCCGGCGCAATGTCGGGTGTTTGGACCAATGCAGCGGAGGCTGGCGGCGGGACTAATCTGTCCAGTTACAAGCGCCTGTACGGTTACAACGTTGCTCCTGCTGGCACAGTCTATTGCCGTGTGATCTTGCGCAAATACGCAACGATTGCCGGCAACAGCGATTCGTACATGTTTGTCGGCAGGGTAATGTTGGAGGAAGTGCCGGCGGGAGTAACGACGCCTGGCATATGGTCGGTGGGGCAGGCGGTCGCACCGATCACAATGGGCAACGTTTCATCCTATATCCAAGGCGCCGTCATCGGTCTTGCCCAGATCAACACGGCGAGCATTGGAAGTCTCTCGGCATTGAGCGCCACGATTGGCACGCTGCGCACGGCAAATTGGGGCGGGCGCATGGAGATCGAGAGCAACCAGCAGCGGATCTACGACGACAGCAACAACCTGGTCGTTCAAATCGGGCGACTGGATCCATAGGACTTTGACTGATGGCATACGGGATCAAGACAATCAAGAACGGAAAGGCCGTGCTTACCCCCGATGGCGAGGGGGGCGTGTTCATTGAGCTGGTGACGTTCAATGCCAATTATTTTCGGCGTACTTTCACGGACCTTGGGGCGATGAATCTTTTCTACATTGTGACGCGTGGGGGATATCACACGATCACTACGGGGCGGGATGCGAGTGGCTACCCCTATATCGAAGCGCAAGGCTATCCGACGCCGACGTGGGGCGGTTGGCCCGCCGGCAGCTTTGATACGGTCGTGGGGGTGTTTGCGCGATGAGCGATTTTGGAGTCCGGATCAACACGGCCGCCGGCTACTGCCAGATCGATGCCAAGCATATCGTCCCGCAGTTGGTTGGTCGTTTCGATATGGCGAATTACTCCTATGGGGATATGACAGACGCGAATGGTGCTCAGCCTGGCTGGGTCATGCGCTCATACAGTTTTCAATTGCCGGCGTCCATTGCGTCCAGGCCGGTCATGGTGTTTTTCTCGCTTCCGGCCAATGGGCAGGATGTCTACACCGATGGATTCAATGTGATGTATAAGCCTGGTGCCACATTCTCGGCGCCAGTGCTGTACGTGTTCGCTCTGGATTACGTGACAAGGTCCGGCGCATCCTGGGGCATCAGGGTAATGCGATCGAACGGAAGCGTGACTTACGACAGCGGGAACGGTCACCTCAATCTCTGGTACATCTATAGCGCCCTCAATATCAGCGTCGACTATGACGACGTTGCGCACGCGAGCAAGTCGATCGTCACCAATATCAGCGTGCCCGCCAAAGGAATGCCCGCCACACCGGCAATCTGCCCGCAAGCATTTACAAGATTCACCTCATGGGGGCGCCGGCTTCAAAACAGCGGCGAGGACACATGCCGTTTGTTCTACCGCTTTTATGGGGGAGCACTGCAGGCGGTCATGTTGCGCACGGAGTACCAAATCACCAATGAGGCGCCGCCAGACACTAGCTACTCCAATTTCTACATCTCGAAATCGAACAGCTTCACCATTTTTGTTGCCGACCGCTACATTTACGATTGAAAGGGGCTCATGCCAGTTCTCAAGGAAATTCAGGCGCCGAACGGCGTCATCGTCACGTACCACATTTTGAGCAACGGCAGCATCGACGTTCAGCTGGGCACGATCAGGCTGCACGTCCGCAGCTATCCGAATGAAGAGGCATGTTTGCAGGGGAAGCCGCACGCCTGCGCATTCAGCGAATTGTCGTTTCCCATTAGTGCGATCGCATTGTCCGAGGAAGGTCTCGTCGCGGCGTTTGAGCGTGCGCTTGTCGGTCAGGAGGGCGCTACAACTCCGAACCTGTTCTATGGCGGCGTCCTGGTCGCTGATCGCAGCGGTACGCTGCAGGCGGCGAAGGACAGGGCATGGTCGGCGATTAAGGCCGCTCGCGCTGTCGCCGAGCAGGGCAACTTCACCTACGATGGCGGCAGCTATCAGGCGGACATCACGCGCATCAACGGCGCCGTCCAGCTGGCGGTGCTGGCCAAGGCCAATAATGTGGCGCACACCGAAACCTGGACATTGACCGACAATTCGACGCGCCAGCTTGACGCTGACCAGCTGATTGCCCTCGGCTTGGCGTTGGGGCAGTTCATTTCGGGCGTATACGCCATCGGGCGCGCCCTGCGCGTGCAGATCAACCAGGCTGAAACGATTGAGGCCGTGAATGCGATCGGATGGCCAGCATGAGCAATATGCGTATCGTCTACGACAATGCGGTAAGCCGCGCCGTGCTGGCAGCGTCAAGCACCGCGGGCGTGCTGGCAGTGGGGAATCTGCAGGCTGACGACAAGGCGAGCGTATGGCGTGCGACTGGCAAGGCGGCCAGGCTGACTGCCACCTGGGCCAATGCGGAAAGTATCGGCGCGGTCGCGCTGCCGTTCTGCAACCTGTCGCCGAGCGCCACCATGCGCGTGCGCGTCTCGAAGGAGGCGAGCGCCACCAATCTGCTTAGCTATCCCTCGAATTTCGATCGGTCGCCGTGGGGTGTGGGCAATGCTGCAATTATCCAGAACGCCGCCTTGGCGCCTGATGGCACGATGACGGCGGACGCGATGACTCGGATTGCAGTTGGCAACCATTACATGTACCAGAATACCGCCGCACCGGCAGCTGGTAACCCGTTTACCGCGTCGGTCTGGTTGAAGTCCGGGACCTATACCGGTGGCGTGAGGGTCTGGCTGAAAGATGGCGCCAGCGTGACCTTGGTCTCCAATCTTGTCCAGCTTACCGCGAATTGGACGCGCTTTACCTGCAGCGGGACTTACCCCGCGAACGCAACAGGCAACGTCGCCTTGTATATCGATCCGTCGGACGATGTAGGCGTCGCGGGCGATCAATTCTATTTGTGGGGCGCCCAGGTTGAGAGCGGGCTTACGGCGACTTCTTTAGTGCCTGATGCGACTGCTTTCACATCCAGGGCATCGGTTAAGTGGGTGTTCGACGCAACTGGCGTGATGAACCAGGTGGCGGCCAATGTTGCTGCATTTGACTTTGATCCGGTTAGCCTGGTCAGTAGGGGGCTCTCTCTAGAGGCCGCTGCAACGAACGGCATCCGAAACAATACGATGGTTGGCGCTGTGGCGGGAACGCCTGGCACGAAGCCGACAAACTGGTTTACTTCATTGGCTGCTGGTCTCTCGGTAACGGTAGTTGGAACTGGTGCTGAATCTGGTATCGACTATATTGACTTCCGGTTGTTTGGAACGCCCACGACCTCATCAAGTGGCATTGGGCTTGAACAATGGAACGGCGTTGCAGCTGCACCTGGTCAGTCGTGGACGGCCTCTGCATTCGTTCGTCGCGTAGCGGGGGCGGAGACGGGCATAACGTCTATCTATTGCACTTTCTATGGCTTTACATCAGGCGGGGCTGGATCAACGGACAATTTTATTGGGCCTAACTTGTTGGGGAAGCTGTCGGGAGCGAGCCTTGCTCCTTTGCGGACAGCGGTCGTTGGAACGCTTGCGGACGCGTCAACAGCGTATGTCGTTCCGCAAATTTCTCTAAACCATGCAACCGGTGTTCCGATCGACATCACGTTGCGTATCGGCTTGCCGCAATTGGAGCAAGGCCGGGCGCCGTCGTCGCCGATCAAGACCTCCGGCGCTGCGGTGACGCGCGCTGCGGACATTGCTGTTAGCCCGCCTGGCATTAGGCCCGCAGGCTATATAGATACGTGGCAAAGCTATGACTACGACAGTGGCTACGTCGCAGCCTGTCCTGCACCTGCGATCAGTCTACGTGGTTGGACTGCTACACAAGCTGCGAGTGCCTATGGGTACGGTGGCGGGGCGTATGCCAGGCATTGGATGACGGCGACGCAGCTGGCCCTTGGTCTGGCCGTTGACATCGCGGATCCAAATAATCTGCAGGGCTACATCGAGGCAGCGTGCTTTGTGGCTGGGGCATATTGGTCGCCGAAGTACAACGCTGCGGAGGCTACGTTCACCAATGTTGATACGACGGAGCTTTATCGGAATGATGCGGGAGGACAGATGGCTGCTGCTGGCTACACGTACCGCAAGCTGCCAATTAGCTTGGATCTGATGCCTGCAGCCGATCGTGCGGCGTTTGTGAACGTCGTTCGAAATAGTCGAGCCTATCCGATCCTGGTCAGCCTATACCCTCAGGTATCTGACCTGGCCATCGAGCGAGACAACATGATCTATGGCCGACGTGCCAAAGATTCTGACGTAGCTACCCAGTACGCGGTGGCGTATGCAACCACAATCGAAATTGAGGAGATTTGATGAAGAATCCTATTCCGCTCGCGGGTGAGGGCGGTTACGTCACTGTTCGACTGACCAGCCGCTGGCCCTATAACCCGGTGAGCCTGGCTGTTGGCGTGCTGTCTGGTTCCCGCCAGTTCAGCCACGCGATCACGATCATCGGCAACAGGGCGTACGAGGCCTCGATGACGCATGGTTGCCGTGCAGGCAGTATCGACGCGTTGATGGGCGGTATCGTCCTCTATCGCGACATGCCGGTATGGGTCCCGGATCTCCACGCAGCGATCAAATTCGCCGAGGACCAGGTGGGGAAGGGGTACGACTGGCTTGGCGCGATCGGGATCCCGTTCACCTATTCCGAGGCTTGGTCAGACGACAGCTGCTGGTGGTGCTCCGACCTCGCGTTCGCCATTGTGCTGGCCGGCGGCACGCGCCTGTTTGATCCGGCAGTTATGAAGCGCGTCCGCCCGATTGATCTGCACATGTGCGACTACCCCAAAGCGGCGCTCACCTACGCGTGACCCGAATAACCCTCAACAACGTTCCAGAACTTCTATGAAAGAGAGTATGTCACTCGAAGCAACTGCAGGCGGTACCCTGATCAAGATTTTCGGTGTTCCTGTGCTGGCCGGCGCCGCCGCGACCGGCCTGGCCTTTTTATTCATGTGGCCCAAGTCGCTCAAGGAGGCAGCCATTCGCTTTGCGAGTACGTTGCTGGCTTCTGCGCTCGGTGGTCCTTTCCTGGTGATTGCGGCGCACGCGTGGTGGCCGACGCTGTTCACTTCCGCGGGCGAAGTGGCGGTCATGTACGGCTTGCCTACTGAAATGGGCGTCCTGTTCGTCGCGGCGCCATTCCTCGTCATGGCCGGACTTCCGGCTTGGTGGATCATCGGTGGCCTCGTGCTTTGGTTTGATCGCCGCCGTGGCAAGGATCTGGCTGAGATTGCGCACGACGCCGCTGCGGCAGTCAAAGATGTAAAGGGGGTGTTCTGATGGCGCCTGGTGAATTTATTGAACTGCTGCTGCCGGCAGCGCAGGCATGCCATCGGGCAGCTGGAATCCCAGCCAGCTTTACCCTGGCCCAGGCGGCACTAGAGTCGAGCTGGGGCGCGCGCGCACCAGGGTTCAATCTGTTCGGCGTGAAACCTGGTCCGGCGTGGAAGGGCGCGACCGTGCTGGTTGATACCCATGAGTTCGTGAGTGGTGTGCGCACACCGGTCAAGTGTGCGTTCCGCGCTTACGGCAACTGGTCGGCTTGCATCGAGGATCACGCGGATTTCTTCCGTCAGAACCCTCGCTATAAGAAGTGCTTCCTGGAGGGAACCGGGGAGGGCTGGGCGCATGCGGTTGCCGCAGCTGGCTATGCGACGGACCCGGCCTATGCGGACAAGCTGATCGCCATCATGCGTGGCCGGAACCTGGTGCGTTATGACGCGTCGTCCAGGATGCCGGCATGATGGGGGCGCTGAACCGCCTGCGGGGCGCGATTGTTCCGGCTTGGGTCAAGTGGTTGGCGATCGCGGTCCTTTGCGGCGCGACTTATGCGATAGGCCGGCTTCAGGAGGCGCGCCATGGCGCAGAAGTGATGACCGGCTACATCACGGCGCAAGCGACGCGCACGGTCCGCATCGCCCAGGCGCAGTCGAAGGTCGTGGTGCAGACCGAAATCAAGTACCGCGACCGTATCAAGACAGTCTACCTAAAAGGAGAAACGATTGAAAAACAAGTACCTATCCTCGTCACGCCTAGCGACGACGACGCTTTTGGTGTTAATGCTGGCTTCGTGCGTGCATACAACGCCGCCTGGTCAGGTGACGATCCCGGACCCGCCGCCGAGTCTGACCGAGAACCCGCCGGAATTCCGCTCTCTGAAATTGCGGAAGCCGACGTCTACAACGCTACGGCCTGCCGTGCCTGGCGGGAACAAGCCCTCGGCTGGCGTGACTATTACCAGCGGCTGAAGGTCGTTACCAACGCGTTGAGGTAGTGCATACGTCTGCACAAAGGAAAAGGTTTGCGTTGGCGGGCCTTCAACTTCCGTCCTCTGGCGCGTTGCTCTCGCTAAGCAGTTGTAGGCTGTGTTCAGTATTCGATACAACCCGATTCCATTGGTTTTCCATTTCCAGGCGATATGCGTTGAGGTCCGTTGTAAGACCGAGGTCACGACGTATCTCGACCAATACGGAAATTTGCAAGGGTGCGATTGCGCGCAGTTCTTCAAGCATTGCTCGGTAAAACTGTGCGAGTTCGGCATTGTGCCGACTCCACGCTTCGCTTCTTGCTGCGGCCATGTGTTCAGCCTGAGCTTGAAAGCCTGCGAACGATTGTTGTAGGGCTTGGAACCTGACTTGATCAGTTTGGGCTGATTCAAGGAACATCGTTTGCAAATTAAGCACTCGTCTCACTTCGCCATTTGAGGTCTTGTAAAAATCGTCATACATTTGAATGTCGCCCTTATGTCGAAGTATCGGAGTGACCAACGTAGCGAGGTGGACGACGGCCTCCGCGTAAGCCGCTGACAATTTGTTAATGAGTAGGGCGGTATTCGGCTCGGCGACGAGTTGCATTTTGGCGCTCGCCCGAGCGAAACCGAGCAGGCCGCCATCGAGCGTTTCCTTTGATAAATCCACCGAAGGGAGATTTCCCAGGTGATGTGTTGCTTTGACCATTTCTTCCGCTGCCGTCATATACACCTCTCGCCGCAGTGTGGTCGTGCGTTCCTTCGTCTTCTGTTCGGCATCGTGATCGAGTTGTGTCCTGAGTCGCTTGGTGTTGTCTTTGTTTGCAATTAGGACGCCCCCCAAGGTCAGGACTGCGGCAAATAGTCCTGACCAGAAAGTAGCAGGGATCTGACTTATCAAAGTAATGATGTTCATGGGTTTAGAGTTCCTTGTTATGACCTTGACTATTCTATAGTCGAAAAAAAAGAAGGCCCGTCATTTGGCGGGCCTTCTTTTATTGGAAACGATTACACGGCTACAAGTTCTAATCGCTTTCCAAGTGAGGCAAGAGCCTCAGCAACTCTGTCAATTTTAGTTGTGTGATGCAGATCAATAATGCGAGAAACCTCTTGAGGTGCCGTATTCATTTGACGAGCCAAGTCAGCAGGCCGGACACGCTGACTTACCATTTCATTTAACAGCAGCACCTTCGCGGCAACGCTCAAAGGCAGGGTGATAATTCGATCTCCGGCTTCTGGTTTGGATGGCAGTGGGACAGGACGCCGATCCTCAAAATAAAAATCCATAGCGGTGATTAGTGCATCCTCCGCCATTTCAAGTGCTTCAGCTTCGGTATCGCCTTGCGTAATCGCTTCGGGGATGTCCTTAAAGGTTACGACAAAGCCGCCCGACGCATCTGGTTCGAAGGTGGCTGGATATTGCATATATGACTCTCCTTGCATTCTATACATTCTAAGATAAATGGGCCTTGTAGCTAGTGCTACATATTTAGATAGCTAAATTGACTGTGTCAAAAAATGGGCCTTTGCCCGAACTTTTTACCTTTATTACTTCTACTGCTTCGATCTAGTTGTAAGTGGCAAACCCCTTTCGGGGCTTGCTCCTCATTTCAGTTTTAACTTCTTTTTCACGCCATCCACTAGCGGCTGCTTTAGTTCCTTGGCGGGGTGTCTTGGGAGGATTGTTTGTTCGCCATTCGCATACAACTTCAAGTGCTTCTTGGCGTTTTCAATCCGTACACCGCGCTCTAGCAGCCATCGAACGAATTCGCTTTGTTTCAA